GTAAGGTGTCCTGAAGGATCTGAGTAAGACCCTTCTACGTTCTGATGCTGTAGGTATCTTCCTAAAAGGAGAGTACTATGGTTGAATTAGACGCCGTATGGGGGACCCCGAGATATATCAAAATCAACGGGAAACCTGTTCGCGTTCCGTTTGGAGTTGAACTGGAATCCAGTCTTATTGATTGGTTGCCCAAATGGATTAAGCACTCCGGAACTTCTTTCGCATCTAAAAGAACAAAGGCCCTGAAAACATGGGCATTGCATATTTTAGGAGGCGAAAAAGATTATTCCGAACCCTGGTTTGCAAAAGTCCGTTATAAGGGCTTCGTAATACCAAAGCTTAAGTTATTTAATACTCTCATTGATCAACTGAATAATTTAAAAGTTATCAGAATGATATTGATTGTATTAAACTCTTACAAACTAGTGGTTATAGGGAAGCCGTCTTTAGACTCAATCACGAATTGCGATGTTTCTCCTCCTAGTGACATGTATGTTTCGAAACTTCGACTTTATTGTAAGCTACCACGTGTACCCTCTGATGTTTTGGGTGCTGTGGATGCGGTCAATACTAAGAAGAAGTATTCGGATGACATGGGCGAAACCTTCCCAGGACCCTATGGTTATCATGATAAAGAATATTATGAAGACTATGAAGTCGGAGAAAGTCTAGCTTGTTATTCATTAGGTAGAGTCATCCCGATTAAGGACAAAGGGAAGTGGCGTAACATTCTAGTAGGCAATTGGAAGCTCCAGCTCCAGACTAAGAAATTAGCTGACTGGTTGCGCCAATGGCTCTGGGATCAGCCCGAGGTAGCATCAGGTTGGCAGAGTAAGATGTCTGACTTCTGTATAAGGAGCCTTAAGGAAGGCCGATATATGATGTCAATCGATCTCTCTGAAGCAACGGATCGTCTATCCAGGGACCTTCAGATAAAACTACTAATCTCGATGGGAGTCCCAAAAGCTTATTTAGGATTCTTGGAGTTACCTTTCTGGTACCATCCAAAAGAGTTTGGTATCGAAGGAGATTTACTCGAGTCCTCCTATTATGCCAATGGTCAACCCATGGGACTATACTTATCTTTCCCAATGTTTGAGCTTAGCCACTATGTAATCCTGAAATTCGCAACTGCGCCTTTTAAGGCCAACTTTTGCATTTGTGGGGATGATGTGGTCATAGCCTGTGAGTCAGAAGATGCAGTGCCTATTTATCAACGTTACGAAAGATTGATAAGTAGGTTCGGTGGAGTTATCTCCAAGCCGAAAACTGTTTTGTCAAGTAGGCTAGCTGAGGGTGTTGGTGCCGTCTTCTTCAAGCATATCCCAAAGGAAATACGGATAGCTTCTGGAAAGGTATCCTCACTCGAGGCTTTCACTCCAGGAACCTGGTTATACCAGCAAGTAAGTCATACTACCCGTATAGGAAGGGCTTTGATGTACGCTTGGTTATCTACCAAGCTTACAAAACAATACTCTTACCAGCAACGAACGTACATGAACGAAAGATTGGTAGTTCTTGATCGGAGTTACTTGAGTGTAGAAGCACTACGAACACTTTTTAAAGTTGATCATATGCCTCGTGAGTACTCAATAGAGGAAGAAAATGATTTTGACTTTTGGAGGAACACTCCCGAAGATCAAGACATATATACCTACCGTTGGGTGGCTCACTCTAAGTATATGAGTGCTTTGGTTGATAATAAGATAATTTCCCTTATTAAAAAGGATTTACCTCATGTCCAACGACAAAGAACCCTCGTCAAAGGTGACCTATTCCTATGAACAGCGTCACGTTCTCCTTCTCAAGGAATCATTTCAAAGAGACTTAAATTTCTTTTATAAGCTCCTCGACAATACTCCGAGAGATTGGACTCTGACTGTTATACAGAAAGGGCCTGTGAAGGAACTCGTTGTTAACCTCCCCGCAAAGAAGAAATAATGCGGATTGATTAAGC